CAGGCGAACAGCACCACCCCAAAACCGAAACCCGCCGGAGCAGTGTGCCAAATGTCCGCAGGGATGGGAGGTGAGCAGAGCGACCCTAGCCCGCTCGCTCCCAGACACCCCAGCCGCCCGCCTGCCTAACGTTCTGGCTGCGTTGGTTGGGTGGTGGGGTGTCCAGCGATCGGGCGACACGACGCAAGGTGGGCGATTGGGTGGGGTCAAAAGCGAACCCCCCGAAATCTTGACCACGACCCCCCGCCGTCTCGGCATAACTCTATATATAGCCCTATCACACCAGATACCAAAAACGGGTGTTAAGTTGGGTAAGCCGTACATATTGACCGACAAAGTAGGAGTCCCGTAAAAAAATTTGCAAAAAAAAATTCTATTAGACTAGAATGTCACGCGGAGCTATTTTTCAGTCTGAGGGCATCTCTATGAGGGTACTCGTAATAGGCGACACTCACGCTCCTTGCATGGATGTGAGGTACATTAAGTTTCTGGCTGATTTACATGATCAGTGGAGTATTGACAAAATTGTGATGATTGGGGATTTGGTAGACAATGCGGCTATTTCTTACCACCCAAAATCCCCTAGTTTGCGGGATAGTGAGCGAGAGTTTGCTTTGGCTATGGAGCAGGTTCAGATGCTGTACAAGCTGTTTCCTACTAAGGTTGATTGGCTTATTGGCAACCATGACGCATTGACAGAGCGGCATATGGACGACTGTGGGCTACCTAGATCGTCTTTAAAGGATTACACGGAGTTGTGGCAGATTCCTAAATGGGTGGCTCATCCGAGGTTTACAGACCTAACGTTAGACGGGGTGATTTACAGGCATGGAGACAAGGGTAAGGGTGGATCGTTTCCTGCTTTGAGTAATGCTCAGTCGGAGTTTGCCAGTGTTGTGCAGGGGCATTACCATGCAGTAGGTGGAGTCATGTATGGGGCTAACAACAGGGCTAAGTATTTTGGTGGTCAGACGGGTTGTGGGATTAACATATCAGCAGCCGCCTTTGACTACGGCAAAAAGTTCTCAAAAAGGCCAGTGTTGGGAGCTATGGTGGTAATTGACGGAAATCCGTACTTTGAACCTATGAGTCTGTAATGCAAGCAATTCTTGGTAATAATGAAAAATGGACAATTGAGTTTGTTCAAAAATCTGACATACCTAAGAAGACATGGGGTGATTGCAACAACAAAACTAAGGTTATTCGTGTTAGAACAGATTTGTGTGATTTAAATGTTTTGGATACGTTTTTGCATGAAATGTTGCATGCCAGTAATTACGTGTGTTTTAGTGAAGAATTTGTAGAACAAACAGCTACTCAGATGGCAAAAGCCCTGTTAGAAAGTGGTCTTATCCAGATAGTTCGAGAGTAGCAAAGGAAAACAGAAAATGTCTGAAGAAGAAAAAGATCATGGGTATGAAACAAACCATGAATTTTTAAATGCAGTAGTCGAAGATTACATTGACTGGGACGATTGGGATATTGACCAAGAAAGTGGAGAAATAGTCAAGCCTTACAAGACTATGGCAATGCCACAGTATGACAGTGCTTTAATTGGCTACTCGGTTTCAGACAAAGGTGGAATACAAGCTGTTTATTCTATGGAAGCGATTATTGAATGTCTTTGCGACGACATGACCGAAGAAGATGCTCTTGAATATTTTTATTTTAATATAGCTGGTTCATACCTTGAAAATTCTTCAGAAAGCAACGACAAAGACGACGATTCCGAAAACCAAAGACCTATTATGCCTTTAATCCTTCACACATTTTCAAGGGAGTTTTAGATGGAGATTTATCTCGGAAAAACAGTGATTTACAAGCCTGCTGGAGGCATGCAATATCGCAACATGGATCTGGTAGCTATCGTTACCCGCGTTTATGAAAACGGTCGTGTCAACTTGGCTATATTCGACCCTACCGGCAATATTATGCAAAACCCTCCAACTAACATTTCTGTTGATTTGTTAAGCGAGGTTGATTCAGAGCCTGTTTGTCAAAATTTATGCCACCCTATGCAACCAGAAAACCCTTTGCAAATACCAAAATTAAATGCTGACACGCCAACGGCAGTTATTCCCAATATACCTTTTGACAAATCAGAGTTACCGGCTGGAGCGAGAATGGTTGAGCATCGACCTGCGACTCCAGAAGAAATTGAAGCTGCGAAAGCAGGGATTGGAGTATCTAACGTGAAAAGTCCTAAAAAACCCGTAAAGAAGCCTGTTAAGAAGCCTAAAAGCCCTCGCAGACCTAAATCGGGGTATTAATGACTTCTGAATCTAAAGAAAAAAAAGCTGATGTTCGGGCAGCTATTGAATGGGCTTGGTTGAATTACGACGAATGTATAATTCGCGATGATCGCAATCTTTCGGTTGCTATTGATTTTGACAAGGCAACTAACGATCCTCCTGAGGGCGGCAAGCAGTTTCTTGACTTGGCTTTTACAAACAAAGTCGCTTTTTACAAGGATTTTGTAATGAAAGCACTAGGAACGGATATGGACGATGAAGACGAGATTGTCGTTAAAGAACGCAAATCTATTAAAGAATTGACTGATCTTTTAAGTCAATATCAGGAAAAAAGCGCATAAAAATACCGCATCGGGCTGTGCTTGCAGTCGAAAGGATTAAACTGAACCGATGCGGCAGAGAAACCGAAGTTTAATGTTTAATAAAAACTTTGCAAGTCAAATGTCCGTTTTTTTGTCCGTTTTTTTAGTTGACAGAGTTCTGTTCGTTTGGTTAAAATAGCCTGCTTACCAACTGTACCCTAGTTGATAAAGAAAGACGTTTGACGCTCTCTCTGCTAGTGAAGGGTACTCACTAGAGCCACCGGAGAGGTCGTCAAACGTCTTTTTTTGTGGCTTATTCTGATTGTTCTCAGTTGCCCAAACCAAATCCAAGGACATTCACGTAGCGTATCCGGCTCCAGTGGAAGGCATCGCGACCATCCCGTACCCAAAGAACTACGAAAAGCACCAACACCGAACAGGGGTCACGCCCGTTGGCTTTGCAAGGTTGCATTTATTAGATAATGGAAATGCAGCGTCCCTTGGTGTAGCTTTTAGCTACACTCTCTCTTTAGGAGTCCTATGTTTTGATTTTGACGGTTGTCGGTTGTTTGAGTTGAAAATTTACATTTTTAATATACAATCCGAAATAAACCCAACTGTTTGGTCAGGAACTTATAATGATTCGTTTTTTTGCAATTGCCGTTTTATCCTTGTCATTAACAGCCGGATGTCAAAGTAATCTGGAAAACAAAGACGATATAGCGGAAACCGTGCTGCAATTTGATGGTTTATCTCAAAACTGTTTTGACACCTCAGTCCGAATTCGAAGTAGAAATTCAATAGGGTCAGCATCGGCAATTAGGTATTTAAATTGCGAAGATTCAATCGTAAATGAGGTGCAAAGCCCTCTTGAAGCAACACACGTAGAATTTGAAACAAACAGGCATGTAGCTGGTGATCGAGGTGATCGCCATGTGATAGACGTTTGGTACGAAGGAAAATTAGTTTCAAGCGTTCATTGCAAAACCGATGATTCTTGGTTTAAGTCTGGTGTTTCTAAAGACATTGCTACAATAGTTGTTTCGTTAGAAACTTTAGGCGGTGCAATTCCGGTTGTTCCAGCGGCTCCATACGGCGAAGCTGATATAAAAAACGGTGAAAAGATATTTACTGTTGGTTGTTCAGATGGCCGCGTTCCTCGTGCTAGATGCGGAAACGTATTGCAAGTTTTAAACGGCTTGATTTATTATTTGCCTCAATCAATAAGCGGCGACAGCGGGTCTGCCGTTTTTAAATACTCAAGTAAACGAGACGCTTGGGAAGTAATTGGTCGAACTGCATGGGCAATGCAAGTGGATGGTAGATGGATCGGATTGGCAATGACTTCCGACCGCATTTCCGACATTCGGGCTGGTCGAGTTTCGGCTGGAAGTTTTAAGTTGCCCGAAGGTGCTGTTTGCCTTTCGACAATTTGCAATGATTTGCCGGAAGGAGCCGTAACGTGTGATGAATTAAGACACGTTGCATTGCATCAGGAATCTGATCTTCCTAAGCGTCTCGACGTAAGTAATCAGCGAAGATGGAGATTTCCAATTCGCGGAGAAGATATTAGAGAAAAGCCTAATCGACCATTTAAAGATAGAGAATGGACAATTATTAGTGGAATTACTGACTTTATAAGGTCTTTAATAAAGTTTGCTTTTTGGGTAGCCATAATAACAATCATTGCAGCGGCGTGGATTGCACCTACGATTTTGTCACCTTTAAAATACGACTGGCCGATTCAGTTTGTTAAATATGTTCTTGGTTTGATTAGGAAGAAAAAATGAAGTTTAAGTTATTGTTTGCATTAGTTGGGGTGTCAGCTTTATTGGCTGTTTCGTGCGTCGGTGATGATTCAGCAGAATCTGCACTAGGAATGCAAGAACCAATTGAGGTTCCGTCCTTAATTAAATCGAAAGCTGGTCAAATTTCTTGCATGCCGTGTGTTCGCGGTGCTGTTCGTCGAGTTATTGAAAGTCCTGTAGTAAATCGAGTGGTTGGCGATAGAGAGATCCAACGAAAACCTGTTCGACGCATGCTTCGACGGCTGCTCCGACGATAATTAAAAATGAGTAAAAAGAAAAATCCATATTACGCTATGATCCCTAAGGATATTCAAGGGAATTTAGCGTGGCGAGCCAAATGGCGAACTGACGCAATGAAGGACAAAGGACTTCAGCGTGATTTTCGCCAAATGGCAATGGATGATGTTCTTTTCTTTTTTGGTGCTATGTGCTGGGCGTTTGAGCCTCGTTCGGCAATTAAGATTTTGCCGTTCATACCATGGAAACACCAAGAAGAAGTAATGGTTGGGATGGACGAGTCGGTTGATAACGCTGAAAAGCTTTATGAAACTACGCAAACATGCCTTGACGTTGTTCTTGATAAAAGCCGTGGTCAAGGTGCTACTTGGATGTATTTGATGATTTGCTTGCGTCGCTGGCTTAGAGACGACATGTTTTCGGCTGGCCTTGTTACAAGAACGGAACGTCTTGTAGATTCGGATCGCGATCCTGATACGTTGATGTGGAAAATTATTTGGGCAATGAAATTGCTTCCAGCTTGGATGATGCCGGAAGGGTTTATTTGGTCAAAACATCGAAACGTAACTGAACACTCGTTGCTTAACCCTCAAAACGGAGCTTCTATTGTTGGTTATGCTGCAACTGGAGATGTTGCTCGTGGTGGTCGTAAAACTCTGTTTTGCATCGACGAGATTGGCGGTAAAGAATTTATCACCGGCGGCAAAGACATTGAGGTTATGAACTCAACGCAACACGTAGCTAATTGTCGGTTTCTTGTTTCAACGTTTGGTGGAGACTCTGGGGCATTTTACGATGCAGCACAAGACGCAAAAAACGGAAACAGCGATGCTGTTTATTTAGTGTTGGATTGGAAAGATAATCCAATCCAAAATAGAAAACAATACATTTTAAAGCATGGCACAATTAGAGATGTAAATGCAAAAAAATATGGCGGCAAACTTACCGATAAAGAAAAAGCTTTAATAAAAAAACAACACGTAAAACTGGCTCGGCGAGGATATAAGTGTACCGACGTAATAAGAAACACTTGGTACAACCATCAATGTTTGCGACCTGGAGCTACTCCAAGGGGTGTTGCTCAAGAACTTGATAGGAATCCTAAAGGTGCAGTTTCTAAAGTTATTAGCTCTGAAATAATTAACAAAGCAAAAGCTGATTCTGCTAGACCACCAGATATAAAAGGTCGTTTGCTAGTAGACATGGAAACTGGTCAGCCAGTCGAACCTTATTTTGTTGAAGACGAAGGCGGTGAACTTTCTCTTTGGTTTAAACCTGACTTAAACGGAAAACCTCCGTTTGGAGTTCATTCAGTAGGAATTGATATTGGAGGTGGAACTGGAGGCAGCTACACGGCTAACTCGGTTTGTTGCGTTATTAATAAGATGACTGGTGAGCAAGTTGCTGAATGGTCTAGCAACCTTGCTGAACCAAGAAAGTTTGGAATTATTTCAGTTGCATTGTGTCGATGGTTTAATGATGCAGTTATGATTCCAGAAGCCAACTTTGGAGGTGGATTTTTAAAGGTAGTTGAAGACGAATTGTGTTATCCAAAATTGTGGCAAAGAGAAACTTCGGTTTATGGTCTTAAGAAACTGACCAAAAAAACTGGATTCTGGATGACCAATGATGACACAAAGCTTGCTTTGTTTGAGGGAATGGTTGCTGCAATTGCAATGGGGACTTTTATTCCAAGATCCGAGGAGCTTTTGGAAGAATGCGGTCAATATGAATGGAAAAACGGAAAAATTGTTCATGTTGGTTCAAGAAAAAGCGAAGACGAAGGTGCAAAAGGCAAGTCGCACTCTGACAGGGTGATAGCGGCTGCTTTGTCAGTTTACGAGATGGGGCAATCTGTTTCACACGACGAAACGCAAGAATTAATCGAAGAAAATGCCCCTGAAGGCTCTATGGCAAAGCGAATACATGAGTACGACAGAACAAGGAACATGGCTGGCGATCCTTGGGTAGAGGCAAATGTTGACATATTTGGTACAATAAATTCGGAGCATGTTGATACATGGTTGTAAATCGTGATTGATTTAACCTCAGAAATACAAATACAGCGTCTTTTTGCAGCAATTGAATCGTCTAGGCAGGCTATGCGCCCGTTTTTAGATGAGCGAAAATCAATGCTAAAAGAGTACGTTGGAAGTCATTACAACGGAAACGGTGCGCCGCATGAGGTAATTGTTAACCTTATTGCTCAAACTGCTGATGTTTACACTATTGGTTTAGCTGCAAACAATCCAATAGTAAACATCACGACTAATTCAAAAGAACTTTTGCCTTTTGCTAATCGTTTTAAAGTTGGAATAAACAACCAGATAAAGGAAATGAGATTTAGCGATACATTGCAATGTATTGTTCTAGATTCTTTGTTTGGCCTTGGAATTTCAAAAACCCATTTAGCGGAATCAGATCCAATTCAATTGGAAGATGATGTGTGGGCAGACGTTGGTCAAATTTATGTAAGCAGAATTTCATTAGACGATTTTGTAATGGATTTGACCGCAAAAGAAGTGCGTCGCTGCAAGTTTATGTCAGACGAATACAGGGTTTCTTGGGAAAAGTGCAAAGAGCATCCAAACTTTGACAAGAAAGTGTTGGAAAAATTAAATCCAACCTCCAAGCATGACAGAAGTTCTGAACAGGCAAACGACATTTCAAGTGGATTGCTTACTGACGACGACGAATACGAGCCAATGATCGACCTTATTGACGTTTGGCTTCCAGAATCAAAAGTTATTGCTACTTTTCCTCGCTACCAACAAACAAAGCCTCTTGCGGTTTTACCTTGGAGTGGAGCAGAAGGCGGTTGCTACGATTTGTTAAGTTTTTCTGACGTGCCAGATAATGTTTTGCCATCTTCTCCAATGTCAAACCTAAAGGCGTTGCACGACCTTTACAACGGTTTGATTAGAAAACAAGCTCGCCAAGCAAAAAGACAAAAAACAAACCCTGCTTACAGGCCGGATGCTCAGGACGACGCAAGCAGATTAAAGAACGCCTCAGACGGAGAGTGGGTCAAGGTTAAAGATCCTTCTGGCGTAAATGTAATTCAACAAGGTGGTGTTGCTCAAGAAAACGTAGCATTTTCAATTGGAATTATGGATTTGTTTGATCGGCAAGCTGGAAACTTGTCGGCAATGGCTGGCCTTGGTGCGCAAGCACCAACTGCAAGTCAAGAGGAACTTATTCACGCTGCTGTAAGTCGAAAAGAAGCAAAGATGCAACAACGTGTGCATGCTTACACGGCAAGTGTCATGGGTAAAATTGGTCACATGATGTGGGCAGATCAGTTTTTAAATGTTTCAGGTCAAACCGAGGCAATTGTAGGTTCAGGAATAATGGTTGATTCCTCTTGGACTCCAGAATTAAGAGAAGGTGATTTTTGGCAATACAATTTTGATATAAGCCCAGGGTCTACAAATTACGAATCAACGGAGGCAAAAATTGCAAAAGTTGAAAGAGCAATGGACAGGCTTCAGCAAATGTATCCAATGATTCAAGCTGCTGGTGGCGACATTGACGTAGAGGCTTTAACGAGATTGTATGCTGATTATCTGCAAATTCCTGAACTAGAAACAATAATCACATTTTTTCAACCTTTAAACGATATGGGCGGCGGCAGTCCTGAATCTGCTGGAATGCCTAACAATACAACTAGAAATTACGTTAGAAGAAATGTTCCAACTGGCGGTACTCCGCAGGCGAGAAGCGCAGCGTTGCAGCAAAGTTTGTATGGAAACGCTTCACCTAATCAACAGCAAATGCTTACAAATCAAGGTGCTTAAAATGGAAAAAAAACAATACAAAACATCTAAAGGTTTTAGAACTGTTTTTGCCAAAGTGAAGCCAAATTTTACAAAAAACAAAAGTGATGTGTTTCATGTGCCAAACGTTAATAATGCTATTAACCAAGCAAACCCTTTGGAGTCGCAAGCAATTGGGGTTCACAGAACACAAGTAGAAGAATTCAACGCTTACTACAAAGAAAATGGAATTGTAGGAGCCGGACACAAGCCAGACGGTACGCTTGTCATGGAGAGCAGGCAGGCACGCAATGAGGTTTTAAAACTTCGTGGGTGTCGAGATAATGATGCCGGTTATGGTGATTACGCTGGAGAAAATAGTTAGGAGATGGAGAT